GAAGTATATCCGTCTCCCGGAGGTGATGGTTGTTGGTATTTCAGTTCCGGTGAAATGGGAGTTGATGCAGGTTTATTGGCTATCGTTCCTATCGAGTGTTGCCACGAAAACCCTACCAGTTTGGGTATATTACATAAGTCAAAACCTACCTTAGAAGTGGATGAAAATTCCGGTAAAGTAACGCTTAACGGAGAACTAGATGGTTCATGGATGATTTGTAATTGTGGTTCAGAAATTAGAGCAAATGATACTTGGGATTGTGAATATTGTTATGAACCACAGTGCGACGATTGTGCAGGTGAATGCTGTGATGGAGATGAAGAAGAATGAAATTAATAATACCCGTATCGACTTCAACAGGTATAACTTGGATAGATGTAAGAGATATATCAGCATTAACAGAACCCTTCGACAATGAACCATTCCTAATTCACATGACCTCTGGCACTATATTTGAATCAGGAGATATATTACCTCTATTTGAGGCTTGGAAAAAACACAACAGAGGATGTGATGCAGAATGAGTTTAGAAAGACATATAATAAGAACACCACTAAAAAAGAGATATGGCGCACCGCCTTTCAGCATACTAGATGCTCGTCAAGGTTATTGGCAAGACAGAAAGCGTTGGTGGACTCGTAAAGGTATTCGTTCAGAATTAGGTAGGGGTGAAGCACTTATCGCTATGTCAAAGTCGAACATGAAGTATATGTTTGGTAAAAAGGAATATGATTTCGACCAATTACAAAAAGAAGGCTTTCTTCTAACAGATGAAGAAGTATCGGTAGGTGGAGATTCAAAAGGTAATGCTAAGACATTCGCTATTGGAGACAAAGCAACGTGGAATGAAACTAAGAAAGATACTAGAGCAATACCCGGAGGAGGAACAGGTAAAAATAGTGCATGGCTTCATAAGAATGAGGATGGTACAACAAGTGCCGCCCTAAAAGAAGATGATGGCTTTCAGAAAAGAGCAACAGGCACTTCTATATTCGACCCTGTATTGACTGAATTAATGTATAATTGGTTCTGTCCCGAAGGTGGTAGCATTCTTGACCCTTTCTGTGGTGGTTCTGTTAGAGGAATTGTTGCAGCACATGGTAATCATCAGTATGCAGGTATGGAATTACGTTCCGACCAAGTCCAAGCAAATAGGATTCAAGGATTAGAGATTCTAGGTAATACAGAATTACCTATGCCTAATTGGGTTGTTGGAGACGCACTAGGCATACAGGATAAGATAGGTGGCGAGTGGGATATGGTATTTTCATGCCCGCCCTATGGTGACCTTGAAGTCTATTCAGAAGATGATAGGGATTTATCCACTATGGAACATCACGAGTTTTTAGATTCATATAGAAATATTATTCAGCGTTCTGTTGATATGCTCAAACCTAATAGGTTCGCAGTGTTTGTTGTTGGAGACTTTAGGAATGAAAAAGGATTCTATCGAAACTTTGTAAGCGACACTATTGATGCTTTCCAATCAGCAGGTGCTACCTTATACAACGAATGTATCTTAATCACGGTTGCAGGTAGCCTTCCTATAAGAGTCCACAAACAGTTTGCTAACAATAGAAAGTTAGGAAAAACTCATCAGAATGTTTTAATCTTCTTCAAGGGTGACCCAAAGACTATACAGGATGAGTTTCATTACCTTGATGTTGAAGATAAGACAGAGGATATTGAATGGCTTTAGACTTAAGCGAGTTCAAGCCACTAACATTAGAAAACTATACCGAGTTCTATCAAGGGCTTTCATCTATGACTTGTGGTAGGTTAATTAGATACTATGAATCCCCCCTTAGATTGATGCACCAACCTCATGTATTCAAGTTAGGATATATTGACGATGAATTAGTCGTTCTAAAAGATAGACAGATTATGGGAACTCAAGTATTGTATGCTATCCTACCATCAAGTGATGATGTGGTGAATAAATTAAACGATGCAGGTATTCCTAGCCTCATAGATTATGGGTATTCGAGTGACAAATGTGTGTTTGATAATGAAGAATACATATACAATCTTAGGGCATTCAGCGATAGATACGGGGTGAACAAGAACCAATTAAGAAAGCCATGTAACAAGGCTGAGTCGCTTATCGACTCAGATGCGATAGATATACAGGTTCATTGGGGCAACACCCCATACAAAACGCTAGAATCGTGTAATGCTTTGACCGGCCGATGGTTAAAACAAAGGGATAAGAAATCATGGAAATCTAATTTCTTTATTGACTCGTTCAATGCCTATTCACAATTAGAAGATGCACTTCTTCTGACCATTATGGAAGGGGATAAATGTATAGGGTATCATCTTTCACATAGGACTGACAACGGTCTAATATATGATACGGCCTGTAAAGACTACGATAATAAGTTAATAAAGAATATGACACCTGTTCTTCTCCACTATGCTTCAAAAGCATGGGAAGAAAAAATAGGTCATAATAATATTGCTGTAAATAGAGGTGCGGCAGTTAGGGGTGCGGCCAGTAAGATAGCAAAGCAGAAACTAAGACCGTCTATTGTAAATAAGATATACAAGACTATACCCGCTATGAAAATAACGAAAGAATTAAAAGCCTCTTACTTTGAAAAAAGAAACTATGCAGAGTGGTTGTAAGCCAAAGATTTATAACCCCATGCCTCTTCCGTAACAGTAGAAAGCCCATAGGCGGGAAGCCAAAACAAATGATAGAAACAAAATACGCAATAGTAATAGATGAAGAACAAGATGGAATACAAGAATTAATACCCTGTAAAGCGAATGTAAGATTCGTTAAAGATGGAGTATGGTATCTTTTAACCACAGGCGAGGCTGATACCTCTAAACCATATAGACAAGAATCATGGTTAAGAGAAGAATATATCAACAAAGGACAAACCCTTCAACAGATTGGAGATAGATGTGGTGTAAGCCCTATGACCATAAACCAGTGGATTGTAAAACATAGTATCGAAAGCAGACCAAGAGGAAGGAGACAAGAATGAGTGTATCATTCTATTTGTGCGGACCAATTCTCGAAGGTGATGAGCGTTGGCGTTCAATAGGGTGGCGTGAAGTAGCATATAATATATTGACCGAAAAAGGATTTACAGTATTCAATCCTATGGTTAGTGCTAAAGCAGGTGATGTTCATTATGATGAGACATTCAAAGAATTAATAGTCCCTAGAGATAAATTAATGATAGACCGAAGTGATGTTGTTATAGTCAATTATGTTCCTAAAGAATTAAGCATAGGTACTTGTATGGAGATTATGTATGCACACATGACCGGCAAGAAGGTTATATGGTTTGCAGAAGACCAAGAACTCTGTTTAGACTTAGAAGATAATCCTTGGGTCATAGCACATAACGATTGGGAGTTTGTTAGGCCATTTAGTGCAGAAGTCATGTATGATATAGCGGAATGGTTTAGTTGTTTCAAACCACATAACCCACCAACTATAAGCCCTGATGGATGGCAAGTATTATAACTAAGCGATAGAACGGAACGCTATGATAGTGGATAAGTTAGGCGGGAAAAGGGTTGCAGTTAGGTATCGTGACCCAGTAACGCTTGACCGAAAGCAAGATATAATAAGCCACATTTATCCTTATGGTTTTATTAGAGATGAAGAAGCAGATTTAGTTTCAGCAATAAGAAAGGAAGAGGGTTTTAGTGGTCTTTATGGTGAATCACTTACTAAGATAACACTTAGCGACCCTTATGAAGTATCACAACTAAAGGATAAGTTTTCACAGACTTGGGAATGTAATATTCCCTTCACTAATAGAGTACTTATGGATAATGGTAAAGAGTACCCATTCTATAAGCATCGTGTATGGTATGTCGACCTTGAATGGAATGAAAGGGAAGAAGTAACGGTTGCGACTGTCTATGATAATTACATGGGGAAATATCTAACGTGGTTTGTATCGCCTCCCGGTCAAACACACCCACCTTTAGTATCAAAGTTAGGAGACAAAGTTTTCAATCCCCCACTAAAAGCATTCGCTACTGAAAAAGAGTTGCTAGATGATTTCTTCCATGTGATGATGAAGAAAGACCCCGATGTATTGACAGGGTGGTTCTTTATGGGTGCTGATATGCGAGTCCTGTTTGATGCTTGTAAGAGACATGATTGGAATGCAGGTAAAAGAATGAGTCCACATGGTTCTGTTCGTTATCAGTTTGATGATTGGTCACAATGTATCAAAGGCAGAATTACTATTGACCTAATGACTGTATTCTGTAAGTTATGGCGAATAAAGAACGGACAACTACCTGGTCAAAGCCTAAAAGATGTATCGCAGTTTGTTCTTGAAGATGAAGAAAAGATGGACCTAGCAGACGGGCATGATACATACTATACTGACATCGGTCTATACATTGACTATAACATACAAGACGTAGCATTACTTCCTAAATTAGATAAGATGTTGAATTGTATCGACCACTATATCAACTTACAGCATATTGTTCAGTGTGATTTTACAACAACCCCTTGGGTCACTAGATTAGCAACAGTATTATTTATGCGTGATAAAGAAATTGATTGGAAGATGCCTTCAAGGGCTCAGTTTGGTTATGAAGATTATCAAGGTGCAGATATACAAGAACCGGTAGCAGGGCTATATGAAAATGTTGCCATCATGGATATTAGAGCCATGTACCATAGTAATGTCGTTAAGTATAATATATCTTGGGAAACTTTACTTGATGAGAAGAATGCTGTGTTCGATACAGACGCACCAACAGGTGCATTAGGTCGTGCTATGAACCTACTTACAGATTTAAGAAATGAGTACAAGGCTAATATGAAGGCTTCGACAACCAAAGACGAAAAGACTAAATGGGATTCGGCTCAATTCGCAACTAAGTCCCTAGTGGCTTCGCTGTATGGAGTGTGTGGTGATAGCCGATTCGGTATGTATCACCCTGCGGTAGCGGCGGCCATTACTAGGGAATCAAGAAACACTCTTTTTACGCTTAGGGATAAATGTATTGAATGGGGTTGTGATGTAATTTATGGTCATACTGATTCTGTTTTCGTATGTGTTAAATCACCCGAAGCGGGTGTTGAGATGGTTGAGTGGATTAACAAGGAAATGGCTCCGATAGAAACTGAATATGAAAAGCATTGTGAGCGTATGCTTCTTAAGGCTAAGAATAGATACGCAGGTAAGGTAGTATGGACTGATGGTAAATACCACGAACCCGACTATTATATCAAGGGGATTGAATCTAAGCAAGCAAGGATGCCTCAGATAATGAAGGATGTTATGAATACAACTATAAACTCTATGCTTGATGGTAAAAGTGAAGAAAGTGTTACAGAGAAAGTATGTAATATTATACATGATATGATAGATGGTAGTATATCCCTTGATGACCTAAAACAGAAAGGTAAATTAAAGAAGGACCTAAAAGACTATAAGACAATAGGTGGCTCGGCAGCAGGAGCATTATGGGCGAATACGCACTTAGGAAAACAATATAGAAAAGGTTCATATTTTTGGAATCTGATAGATAATAACGGAAGGTTTATATCTTTTGACAAAGTGGAAGAACTACCAGCAACCATCGGGATAGGGTACGAGATAATGTCTGATAGATATATTTTAGAGAAAGTTAAACCTTTCTATGAAATAGCATCTTGGGATATGTCTCCACTATACGATGCGAAGAAGGGAAGGAAAACAGTAGAGTGGTTATAATGAAAGGACAAAGAACGCCGAAGAAAATGACAGTAAAACAGGTCATGCAACAAGACTTAAGAGAAATGAAAGAAAAAGTGGATTTGATTGAAGAAAAACATAATCAATTAGTGAGTGTTTTTATTGACTTTAGCAAACACGCTGAGAATATGACAACACTTTTACATCTTCATCTATTAGACGCAGGTCTAGCAGTTAAGGAACAATGTAGTGGGTGTGGTATGAATATCATTTATCCTCATGCGTTTGAAGAAATACAGGCTATGCCGGTCTGTCCTAACAGAATAGACAAAGACGGTAAAGAAGTCGAAGAATGTATGACAGGATTTTCTCATATAGACAATCCATTCGCAGAAGAAGAGTGAGTATATGGAATCATCATATAATCCCTATGAAGTTATAGGTGATGTTAAACTCCGTATGAGCAAATCATCCTTTATGTCAGCAAGGCAGTGTCCTCGTAAGTATTGGTGGAATAAGGTAGCATTACCCGATGTAAGAATACCCGCCACCGAGTTTATGATTAAAGGAACAATAGTGCATGAAGGTGTCGAGAATCTATATACTACTAAAGAACAACATACGGGACTAGAGACTATAAGAGCCCAGTTACCCGTAGCGACAGAGTATGATGACACCTTTGACGAAATCGCAGTTATGGAGACACAACGCTTGGAAGTATGGGGCAACGAGTTCTTCTTGCCGATTGAGGCAGAAGTAAAGAAGGAGGTGTATGACCCTGAATATGATGTTGTTCTTTCGGGTATGTGGGATGGTCTTATGCTACACCCCGATGGTGGTCTTTGTATTATGGAATTGAAAACAGGTGACCTTAGTACCGCTAAGTTAAGCAGGGTACGAAGAGAATTATGTTTCTATACTAGAATGATTAGACTACTAGGTTATGAAGAAAAATATGGTCCTGTGACTCACATGATGCTAATATCCTCTGATTGCACCAACCCTAAAACAGCAGAGACTTTACTAAAAAGTAAAAACAAAGAAGTCTATGTTGGAGATGTGAAAGGAATAACAGTCATAGAGAAACTAGGTAAGCGTAGCCACACTGCTTTTGAGAAAGACTATGAAAGAATAGTTAATACTCTTAAGATGAAAGATTGGACTCCTAAGTGGAGCGAATACTTCTGTGCTAATTGGTGTGACTTTTATTTATCATGTGATGAAGAGTTACATGGTGCAGGTCAAGACCCAACGGTGATAGTATGAAGCGACCAAATCTAACAACAATAGAAATGTGTGAAGAATGCGGCAAACTAAAAATGTGGAATATAACACATACATTCGCCATAGCCATGCAAGAAGGCAAAGGTTTATCTAAGAATCGAATTAGGACTTGTCAAGGGTGTGGTGCGGTTGAAGGATATGATGGACCTACTGACATTTCCTCGTGAAATAGGTTTGAAGAGAAAGATATGCACTAGCGAATATAATTTCAAAGAGTATGTGAGAAAACTCAATGGTAAGGCAGATTTATACACTAGCCTTTACTCGTTTGGTAACATGGATGACAAGGATAATACAGCCATCATGGATAGAGCATGGTGGGATTTTGATTCTAACGATGACTATACAATAGAGCAAGTCAAAGATGATGTTGCTATGCTTCTATGCAGATTAGAAGGTGATGTGAGGCTA